TAAATCTTTATCTGGAACTGATTTTTCAATTGTAGAAAAAAGAATTTTTGCTAAAGGTGCTACAGCATTTAATACTGGTAACATGGCTTAATACCACTTAGCTGATCTTTTTTTCTCTGGAAGTATATTTCCTTGGCCTTGAACTACATCAGTTTGGGTTTCATTTGGTTTTGACATTTCAACATCAACTCCACCAACTAAATATCCATCTGAATTAGTAAATTTAGAATGATCTACTTGTTTAGATTGACCAATTTTTTTATTTTTGTTTTTCATATGATTAATATAACCTATTTTTTGTATTTTTCACTATCTTTTTTTAACTTAGCGGCCAAAATTGTCTTTTCTAGCGAAGTATTTGCTCTTAATTTAGCTAAATCTTCGTTTTGTTTAAGTTTATCATCTTGAGTAGACTGATTCATCATAGTTTTCATCTTATCAAGGTTAATTCTATCTTTACTTTCAACTTCTTTTCTGTAATTTTCTTGTGCTCTAAGGTCTAATTCTCTAGCTCTTAGCATTGCGATAGGATCATTTGATAATAATGAAGTAATTTGTTGTTCTTCTTTTAAAAATTCTTCCATTGCTTCAGCAATTAATTGTGCTTTTCTAGCTTCAATTTTTTCTCCAAGCATTTTAGCTTGAATTTGCATTTGTTGAACCATTTGTGGGTTCTGTTGTCCCATTTGTTGCATTTGTTGACCCATCATTTGAAGCTGTTGCATTTCATTTCTAAATTCAATTTCTGTTTGTTCTTGTGACATTACAGAAATATGTTCAAAAATATTTTTTTCTAATGCCGCCATTACTGGTGGAGCATTTCTTGCAATGTTAGTTCCCATAAAACTTAAGTGAGCAGTTATGTGTGCTCTATGATCTTGTCCAGGAAACGCTTGGAATGGTTTCCCTGCGAGAGCATCAATATGTTCTAACGCAGGGTCCTTTGGTTGTGGGGGTTGAGGTTTCATTAAAATTTTATCAATCTCTTTTACACCTAATGCTTCATACATATTTCTATATACTTCATAAGTATTATGCATTTGTGGAGCAGACATTGCTAACTGTAATTCTGTTTGTGCTAAACTAATTCTTTGTGTTTGTGAAAATATATTTGGATCAGCAACTGGAATAATATCTACTTTATCATCAAAGTCCGCTTGTTTAATTTGTCTTTGTCCACCTACTACATTGTAAGGATATTCAGGAGGTAAATATAAAGCAAAAACATTTGCTAATAATTTAAATTCTTGTTTCATTGATGCATAAATTCTTTTGTGAATTGCTGACATCGTTCTACTTCCTCTTTCCAACAAGGCCACGGTCGTACCCACTGCTGCTTGTTGATTCCCATCCCCTACTTGTAAGTCAGCTATCGAAGCAAAGCGCTGACCTGCTTGAACTACGACCCCCATAAGAGCAAGTAATGTTTGTGAAGGTTCTTTATAAGGCAACGTCATAAATGCATCTCTTAAATTACCACCGGGAGCATCTACATCTCTCCATTCTCCAGGTTGAATAGATTGAGCATCATCTCTAATTCTAATTCCTCTTTGTTTAAATCCAGCAGGTAAATTAGATAATGTTCCTGCATCTAATAATTGTCTTAAAGCCGATGTTGCAGTTCTTGATAATCCACCAATCATTTGAATTAAACCAAAACCATAAAATCCAAATCCAGGTAAAAATTTAAAGTGTACAAAATATTGTTTCTTTTCTTTTTTAACATCTTGAGCATCCCAATTTCTTCTAATAGATAAAACTTCTCTAGATCCTTCTTCAATAGTTACAATATATGGAAGTTTAATTCCTGTGGGCTCACCAGAAGCATCTTTGTCTTCAAAACCTTCTAAATCTAAATTAATATGGCACTCTAATAAATTATAAACATCTGATTGAAATTCAGTTTTTGTAACACCTTCAAGTTGTCTTTCTTTATTTTTAATATCATTTGTGTCTGTTGATTCGTCAGAAGGAGTTAATTCTATATCTCTATAAAAACCTGCTACTTGTTGTTTTCTTAAATCATTTCCAGAAATTTTAATTACATGAATTATTGCTTCAGCATCTTCTAATGATGTTGCTGAATAAGGAACTACTAAATCTTCTGCAGCTACAAATTTTGATACAGCTCTTCCAACAGTTTCATCGTAATAAACTTTTTTAAATGTAGATCCTGACAATGGTAAATAAAATAACATTTGATCAAACTCAGGTTCATATTCTTTCATGACATCCATAATTTGATAGTTCATAAATTCAGAAACTCGTTCTGCTTGTTGTTCTATCTCTGGTGTAGATGCTCCAATAACTTGAGTTCGCACCGGTCCTTCAGCAGGTAATAATTCTTTGTAAGCTAATGCTTGAAATTGTGTAACAGCTTCTGCTAATACTGGGTGTGTTGCACCACTTGCTCCTTGAAATGGTTCTGTTCTTTGTTCATATTTAAATCCTAATAAATCTAAACCTTGTGTGTAAGCTTGTTCCCAATCTTGTCTTGAACTTTTATAATCTTGATAATTTTGATATAATTCAGAACCAAGTGTATTAAGTTCTCTTTCATCAATAAATTCTGCAAGGTTAGAATCATGAACTAAAGATGCTTCATTCATCTTTGCTTTAGGGTCAAAATTTATATCAACACTTCCATCCTCATTTTCAGTAACTTCAGTCGGACTAGATGAAACTGTTTCTGTTTCAGATACGACTTGTTCTATCTCCTGTTCAGGAGTTAAAGAACTACCTATATTTGGGATTAGACCCTTTTCTATTTCTGCCATTAATTTTCTCCGATTTTACTGTTCTAACAGTATTATAGTTAATATTCAAGCCTTGGGGGCATGGACCTGATTTAGGTGGTATTGTTAAAGTTAATCTTTTAGGTTTAATCATATACAGGTCCATAAGGTGATGTTTCTTCAATAAAGTCTACAGGTGCATCTTCCATTTGTTCTCTTCTAGATTGTTTAACTGGTATTATTTTTCTGTTTTTAATATCACCTGTTGCAAATCTTTCAGCAGCTTCTACATCTCCATATATAGGATCTTTTCCTGGTACTTTTCTCATTTCACTCATTTCAATATCTACATCATCTGGTCCATTTGCAAAGTATCTTGGTTCTTTTTCAAGAACTTTAAATTCAGCTGGCTCTACTTTTGTTCCAGAATAATATTTAAGTTCCATTGTAGGTCTATAGTAAAGTGTTACAGGTGTACTTGATCCTTCTTGATTTCTTGGAGAATGAATATCAACTGCTATTCTTCCATCTGGATATTCTCTTAAAAGAAATTCTGTGTCTCCATCTACATGTTTAGTTACTTTTTCTACACCTTTTGGTAATCCTCCATATCCTTTTGCTTCATGTTTATAAGATGCTTCCATTATTATTTCTTTTTCTTCAAATGGTTTTCCTTTTACTTTTATCTTTTCAACTAAATCCGGGAACCAAGAATACATTCCTTCTGCTTTTTCAAATTTTATTTTAGATGCTACTCTTCCTGCTTGACTTGCTTTCTTTCCACTTTTTATGGCGTTTATTAAATCAGGTGCTACTGCTCCTGTAGCAACTGTTCCTCCTAATAGATTTAAAAATCCTCTTCTAGACATTCCTCCTTTTTTAAATCCTTCTCTCATACTATCATCAGGGGATTGTATTTCTGGTATTTCTATTGGAGTAATTTTACCTATTGCTTTTCCTAATGCTTCTTCTGGAATAGATTCTAAAATTCCTTCTTCTTCCAAAATCCTGTTAACCAATCTTTGTTGTAAGGTTGGTCCTTGAACTTGTTTAAGTTCTGGTCCAAACCATGATTCTGTTTGTTTAACTTTAGAAGCCGCTAATTTATTTACAGTATCAAGAAGAGTTTTTTGATCCTCTTCAGTATATTGTTTTTTACCTAACGTATCTTGAATGTTTTTTATTCTTTCATTTACAGAATTTAAATTTTGAAAATAAATTGAAGCTTGTTCTTCATCAAGAGGATTTTTTAAATATTCTTCTAGTGATTGTTTTTCCTTTGTTAAATCTCTTAACTCCGGAACTAATTTAAGATTATTTAAAGCTCTTTGTACTGATTCTTTATTTTCTGTTTGTTCTAATAATTCTTCTCCTATACTTTTACCCCATCCAAATAATCCAGCTGTCGAAGATCTTTTAGCACCTTCTATATCTCCAGTAGCTAAATAAGGAAGAGCAAATATAGCATCTAAAGCAACATCAGCTAATCCAAATACTTTTCCAACTGCTTTTACAGGGGCTGGAATTTTACTAATTGCATTTTTAACTAAATTTATTTCTTTACCATATAGTTCTTTAACAAGATTTGGATCTGCTCCAAAATTTAATTGGTTTATTGTATTAATAGCTTTTTTCTCTTCATTTGTTACACCAGCTTTATTTAATACATCTTCTATGTCTTGCGTTCTTCCTTTCATTTTTGTTTTAATTTCACTAAATGTTTCTTCTGTTGGTGTTATTATGTTTTTAGGAACATCAGAAGTATTTAAATTGAATTGTTTAAGTTGTTCATCAAATCCAGTTAATGTATTTTCAAAAACTGTTGGTGTTTGAACTCCACCTATATTTTTAATTCCTTTAAAATTTTTAGCTAAAAGACTTCCTTGATAATTTGGAACTTCATCCATTCCAATTGTAAAATTAAATTTTTTACCTTCATTAATAATATTATTAATGCTTTTAGTAATGTTTAAATCTTTTCCATATTTATCAATATTATCTTTTAAATATTTTTGTGAACTAACTATAAAACCACTGTTAATTCCACTAGGAACTATTTGTTTATTAGTTGGAAATTCAATATTAAATTTTTCACCTACTTTTTTATTTTTATGATCTATTGAAAAAAATCCTTTATCAATATATTTTTCCATTTCTTCAGGTGTTCTTTGAATAATTTTTCCAGTCTTAGAATCAAATCTTTTACTTGCATAATCCATAAGATCAGGATTTCTTTTTACCCATTCATCATAGCCAATATCTTTAACTTGTTGTCTGATATTTTCATTTAATTGTTTTACATAATTATCTTGTGCTTGAGATATAGCAAAATCTCTAGATCCTAAATTTAATTTACCTTTTAAAATACGAAGTTCTGCCCTAGAATCATAAATTTTTTCAGATTCTTTTATTTTTTCAAGTTTAATAGTGTTAATATTTTTTAAAAATTCATTTGTAGGTATTTGTTGAATATTTTTATTTCTAGCTATGAAAGCTCCATTCTTTGATACTGTTTTATGTATTTCAGGGAATTTATCTTCTATTATTCTAGATACATATTGAGGAGTTATTCTTGCTCTACTCATTCCTTCTAGATTAGATAAATCTGAATTTAAATATTCTGCAATATTTTGAAAATTTAAACTTGCTATTGCTTTATCTTCTTTTAAAACATTATTAACATATTTTTCAACTGCTTCTTCTTTTGTAATAAGTTTTGGTATTTTTAAATCAGAACTTGTTCCAATATTTCCTAACATGTATCTTGTCAATACGCTTCTTTCTATTCCTAATTTTTTAGCAACATCTTCATGTCTTGTTAAAATACCCAATTCATTTCTTTTATTAATTTCAAATATAATTTTTTTTAATTTTTCATTTAATTCTACATCTTGTATTCTTTCTTTTATTTTTCCTTCATTTATTAATTTAGTTATTTTGTTAGAAACATAAGGTCTTCTTAATTTTAATTGATCTGCTATTTCAGAAGATTTTGTACCTTGATTATATAATTCTAAAATTTTAGCTTCAGAGCCTTCTGCAAATCCAACTCTCCCTCCATCATTAAATCCTTGCACAGCTCCCTGCTGCTCGATGCTAGCAACTTGAGGTTGTTCCCAGGCGAAAGGTTCTTCGTCTAAAGTTCGTCTCGTGTCTAAATAAAAACCTCTTGTTAAATTTTTATTCGTACGCATACGATATCTTTCTGCTTCTTTATATGAACCAATGCCCATTTAAAATCCCATTAAGTAATTTAGTCCACCACTTGCATTTGGTTTTCTACCGGTAATATCAAAATCTTCTAAAATATTATTTTGATTTCCTATTTCCATTTCAAGTCTCCTGTAAAGTTCAGGGTGATCTCTTTTTAAAAGTAATGCCATCTTTTGAACATTTTCTGGATTGGTTACATCAACTATCCCTTGTTCATTTTTTACAAACATTGATTTGTCATATTGATTTAAAACCATATTCATTTCCTCTTCTAAATTCATTCCTTTAGTCATTTCTCTTGCTTTTTTTAAATTATCTAAAGTTTCTTGACTAGGGGCAAAAGGAGTATTCCCAAAATTTTCTTCAGTAATTGGATCACCTTGTTTATATTTTTTTCCTTTTAAAACTTGTAATTTTTTAATTTCCATAACTTGATCTTCTGGTTCCATTTGTTTTATTCTTCTAGCTTCCTCCATACTGATTCCATAAGTATTAATTAAATCTTCTGTTTGTTTCATTCCTTCAGGTAAATTTTCTCCTTTTGTAAAAAAATCTACAGTGTCATCACCATAAACAACAAGTCTTTTATTTTCAGGAAAATCTTGTGTAAATGTTCTCCAAACATTTTCATTATTAGCAAGTTCAGGTTTTTCTCTTATTTCTTTTAAAAAATTTGGAAATGTTTTTTGTACATATTCATCTGTTGGGTTTGCCTGAATCGTACTTTGTATAATTTTTTCTAATACCTGTTGTTTTGTAAATCTTCCTTCTCCTGCCTTTGGTGGTGTTTCAGGTGTTTCTACTACTTCTGCTGATTTTAATTCTTCTTGATATTTTTTAGGAACACTTAAACCTTTTGCTTTTCTAGTTTGTACAATACTTTTTGTTAACGTATCTCTATCAGAAATACTAACATCTAAAGGTGGGTTATATAAACCTCCTCC